ATATGAAACAGTGGTTTCATGTGACTGGAGAAAAATGGTACGCAGGCAACAATACATGTTGCTTGCCGTGGCCAACAGTGGTGACATTGCCCCATTAGGCACTGCCACACTGATCAAAGGTTCGTTGGTTTTATTACCCGCGCACTTCTACGCCTGGATTGAAGGTGTAGCCTCTTCACTGAGGTGCTTACGTTTCAAGAACAAGACGGTTGAGATCGACATTAGCGTGTCTGATTTCCTGTCCGATGACCGATCACCAATGATCATCGAAGATAATGATATTATGCTTATTAGTATGCATAGATATCTGCCAGCACAAAGAGACTTGACTAAACACTTCACTTCAGTAGTAGCCCAACAAAAAATAGAAGGCAGTGCTAACGGAGTACTGTCAATGATGAAGCTGAACGAAGATCAAGAAGTAGAATTTTCTACTGCTTCTGGAGTGATTACCCCCCACGACAAAAAAGAATACCGACTAACAATCCCAAAATACGACAACAAAGGCAAACCCGAAACTAACATCTTAGGAGCCCAACTCATGAACTACCAACCCCTCGTGAGCCGAAACGTTTACAACTACCAAATGATAACCCAGAAAGGAGATTGTGGTGCAATTTTGTACGCACATGAACCCACATGCCAACAGAAGATTTTAGGCATGCACGTAGCAGGAGGAGGAGGTTTGAATTGGTCAGTTGCAGTTACTTGTGAGATGCTTGAAGATTTAATCTCAGGTTGCAGCGCAGAAGCTCAATGCTGCGCTCCCTTTGAAACACAAGTAGCCAACGTGACGCTCCCATTTTCAGGAGCCTTCCATCCAGTAGGAGTACTAGACGGACCTGGAGAGACCACCCGCTCGGCTTTGATTCCCGCAACACTACACAACCAAGTCTTCGAAACAGTTACCAAACCCGCTTACTTACGCCCATTCACTAACCCAGAAGGAGAGAAGATTGACCCAATGCTCAAAGGTGTTGAGAAATTGGGAAAGAGGTGTGGTCTAGTAGACAGAGAATTACTAGATGTAGTCTCGTCGGACGTGCTGCGTACGATGGAGATTGGATTAGGAGAGAGGAGACCGGCTGTAACGACCTACGAAGTTGCAGTCCAAGGAGTACCAGGCAATGACCTGATGAATGGAGCAACCAGAGTAAAATCCACCGGATGGCCCTGGATCAACAAAAAAGGAAAGAAGAAAGGAAAGACGACTTGGATGGGAGAAGAAGACTACGAATTCGACACTGTAGATGCACATGAATTGCGCACAGCAGTGTTTGACTTAGTAGATAAAGCTCGCACATCACAGCCCCTAGATATCGTTTTCTTAGACACACTCAAAGACGAAAAACGCCCCATTGCAAAAGTAGACGCTGGCAAAACCCGCGTCTTCTCAAACGGACCCATGCATTTCACCGTTGCCTTTCGCATGTACTTTCTCGAATTTATTGCTCATATGATGGAGAATAAAATTGAGAATGGAAGTGCGATTGGTATTGACCCGTTTTCGAAGGATTGGGAGGAGCTTCACCGCTACTTACAATCTGTAGGAGACAAAATGATTGCCGGAGACTTCGGACAATTTGACG